CACGTTGTAATTGACTGCATAGACGCGCACCTTGGCCGTCGCGACGCCCGCCACCGTGCTGGACGAGAGCACCAGTTGGAGCACCGCGTTGTCAATGCGCGAGAAGTTGCAACTACCGCTGGGTTGGTGTTCCTCCGGCCGCAGCGCAAAGGAGTACACGTTGATACCGCAGTCGGGGTTGCGGGTGTGGTGTTGGTAGGGTTGCACCACGTCAAAGTAGGACCCCTCACGCTCGGAGAAGCGGTCCTGGCCGTTGAGCTGGAGCTTGGCCGTCACGACCGGGTTCTCACCCCAGCAGTGCATGTCGAGGGCCGTCTCCGCGAGCACAAAGGTGCCGGCGTCGGACACGTAGGAGCCCGAGGCGTTGCCGCCCTGGTGGATGAAGGGCTGGTCCTGGTTCGTAGGATTCAGCCACTCATTCGCCGAGGTAACGGTACCGTCCGTGGCACCCGGCATCTGGAAGAGGCCCTGGGAGCTGATGAAGCTCTGCGAGCCCGCGATCTCAGACGGCCCACCAAACGCGTGGATGGCGTTGGGCAGGGCGTCGATGGCGTCCGTGTAGTTGAACGGTTGGGCACCCAGGGTCTTGAACAGGGTGCTCGCGGCATCCAAGGACGAGCAGTAGTCGACGTTGGCGTCCGGCTGCACAACCCAGATGAGCTCCTTGCACGGGTGGTTGAAGTTGAGCTTGATCTTGTTGGAAGAAGAGCCGACCGACTCGTCGCCGGTGAACTGCACCTGCTGGATCAGGTACTCGTGCGGGTTCTGGGCCATCTTGCGACGCTCGTCCGTGTCCAAGAACACGTAGTCGACGTAGAGCGACGCCGCCACCAACGACTGCTGGTAAGCAATCGGAACCGACTGCGTGCCGGTAGTGGCAGTGAGGGACTTCACCGCCCACAGGCACTCGCCAATGGGACGGAGGTCCAGGTTGATCTTGACTTCGTGATACTGCACTCACTTGTACCCCCCCTTTCGGGGTATTTATCGGCGATTTACAGAGGAAGATCACGCTCTGTAAAAAAGTGCCGGGGAATAGACTTTACCTTAAGCCTTCATCGTACGTGATTAGCGCACTCAGACCCACTATCGTCAAGTCGTTGAACCTTCTCCATATCCTTATCATAACGGACGTAGGAGCTTGGCTGCGGATTGCCAATTTCAGATGCACGTGCATCCTCATACGGGGGACTTTTACCATACCTGAGTTCTACTCTCAGCCACTGTAAACTTTCGCTTACAGCTTGGTGCCCCGAGAAATGATCATATACCCGATTAAACCGAAATACATTTACCATGTTGTTAAAATAATAGTGTAAGTGCCAATTGCCATGTTTTTGTTGATTTTCACTTGCCCGAAGAGGTTGCAGGTTGGTCCAATGAAAGCAAATTTTCATCGCATGAGTATCACGTTTGAAATTGAACCGACTGATAGGTAATATGTGGTCGATATGCCAATATGGGCCAAAATTGTCCCAGGTCATCTGGTCGTCAAACCGGAATTCTATCCATCGCCGAAAGAAGACTAAATCGCACCCCAACAATTGTTCATACGAGGTTGTGATACCGTTCAAAAACTTGTGTATCTTACTACGAAGAACTTTTATCAAACGGTACTCGTGATCGGTGCGGTACCGAATCCGGTTTCGTTCATTGATAATGGGGCGTCTTTTAATAATCGTTTCTTTGATGTGTTCCAGGTTATCTGCTCGATATTGTGTCATACGTTCTTTTACCTCATCTGTGTTACGATACACTTTATAACGTTCGTTAACTTCAGGACGATGATAATATTGCTTGTAAAAGTCTTTCTCTTTACGCTTTACCTCGGGATCCAGACGTCGTTGACGCTTTTTCTCGATGATGGTTTGGCGATGAGTGTCGGAATATTTTTTGATTGTTGGTTTGCTACATTCTTTGCAAGGTTGTCTTATTCCTTTGGGGTTTTTAGTGTCCTTGTAATATTCACTATATAGTTGCGCGATGTTGCATTTACTGCAAGTAACCATTTCAGTATCTTCGTTTACAGTTGAATAATCGAATGATGGCTTTTGTTGGATGCACTCTTTGCAGGTCTTGCGAATACCGTTTTTTCTGCTCTTATCAGTTGGGTAGTGGGATATAGGTTTGGATTGTTGGCATTTGGTACAGGTATATGTGGTTTCCATGGTGGTGTATATTCGGTTTGGGTAGTCGGCTAAACTATGCCGATCAATTTTACGATCATGTTTCTCTTTGTACGTCTTTATGGGTTTCCCGCAATTTGGTAGTGTTGCCACCGTGACTCTTGTTACTAAAATTTTAGCAACAAGCGGTGACTAACATCTGGGTATGAGGAAACATGTCCTCCCGAGACCACAACAGATTTTTACTAAAGCAGGGCTCGGATGCTTTAGTCTGAATGTTTTTCCGCCCTGCAGGTTTTAAGGCGATCAACGGAAGGGCTAAGCCGGGATTATTTGCGTACCAAAATTGCAGCGGGATGTACAGGGTCGTCTCCGGCAACGCCTTGCGGGGGGCGCACACCTGGGACGGGCCGCTGGTGGCCGAGCAAGGGCCGGTGATGTCCGCGAACTGAGGATCCGTGATGTAGGTCAGCTGGGTCGTGTTGCCGATCATCTTGAAGTAGCCGCGTTGCTGCTCCGCCGACATCGTGAGCTGGTTCCAGATGTGCATCCAGTCACCGTACTGGCGATCGATGCGCTGGCCACCAATCTCGACCTCCACCTGGGCAATCAGCTGCTCGCCGATAAAGTCCAGCCAGCGGGCGTAGACGCCCTGGCCGGTGGGGGCCATCTCCTGGTTGATCTCCGGGAGAGTCACCTGCAGGTACGTGCGGTAGCACAGATCACCATTACGGGAGATCGTGCACGTCACGCGGCGACCAAAGTCGGCCTGGCCCTGGAAGGTCTGCTCAATAGACTCCATAGCGAAGTTGGTGTGGCGTCTGTAAGACACCTTCCAGAAAGTGATTTCAGGAGTTCCCGTGAGGAACACATCCTGGGCGCCGTAAGCAACGAGTTGAAGAAGACCACCAGCCATCTTGAATTATAGACTCTGAAAAGAAAAAAATCCAGGAGAAACCGAAAAACCCCTAAATCCACCGAACCACCGAATCCACCCCCATCTGAACAAACAACCGAACCTCAATGGTATAAACAGGTGGCGGCTGATAGTTCACATATAGCTTTAGAGCATAGAACCATAGAACGGTAGAACGGTAAGCATCAGCGACGACGACCGACGATGGATACACGCAATAAAAAGGGGGGCGGGGGGCCCACGGCGCACACCATTGACGAAAAACACACCCAGATGTTGCAGCGCTTTCATGTGATTGAAAGCGAAACTATCCCCACATTGACCCAAGAAATCACCACGCTCCGGACTGCCGCCCGAGAATGTCTACGTCAAAAAAACGTCGAAGGGTACATGGACATGACCGACACGATTGCCCAAAAAAAAACACAAATACGGTCCTTGGCCAAGCAACGGAAAAAGTATCTGCTCGAAAACTCCAAGTACATTTTTCAATACTTTGAAGAGAAAAAGAACATATCGGAAGGCGGGGGAAAGCAAAACACCAACGCCCTCAACCAGTTCTTTCGTATCAAATCGACCCACGACGACGCCAGTCAAGTCGACCACGCCAAATACCAGAAATCGCGCGGAATGTACCACCTCTACTGGAAAAACGTCAACAACGAAATCGTCAATGTACAAGACTACGTCTACGCCTCCGACCTCTGCGAATTGTGCCACACGGGCGAAATGATTTCCCAGGACGAAGAAGGCGTCCTCATCTGCAACAACATCCAGTGTGGAAACCTGGTCACCCACATCATCGACAGCGCCAAACCGGTCAACAAAGAACCCCCGAACGAAGTCTCGTACACCGCCTACATTCGCCTAAACCATTTCAAAGAAATCTTGTCCCAGTTCCAGGCCAAGGAAACGACCCAGATCCCCGAAGAAGTCATTGAAAAAATCCGGGCGCGGATCAAAAAGGAACGTATTACCGATCTGTCGATGCTGACCTACGACAAGATGCGCGACATTTTGCGTAAACTGGGACTCAACAAGTACTTTGAACATATCCAATACATCAACTCGCTGTTTGGTATCAAACCGCCCATCATGAATGAGCAGTTGCACGAAACCCTCTGCATCCTCTTCATCGAAATTCAAGGACCGTGGGCGACCCATTGCCCGGCCAATCGCACCAATTTCTTCAATTACACCTATACCTTGTACCAGTTGTGCGTCTTGCTCGACCAAAAACAGTATTTGCCCTACATTGTCCTCATGAAAGACATGGACAAGCAGCGCGAACAGGACCAGATATGGAAAAAAGTATGCAAAGATCTGGACTGGGAATTCATACCCAGTATATAATTTCAAATTCAGAACCGTGTAAGTAGAAATGGAACCGTTCCACCGCCCCGCAGATTTCCAAGAACATTTTGCATGTGTCCAAATATCCGGGTTACGACGTCTATTTGCATGTTGCACGTCGACTACTGCATCGGTACAACCCTACCGCTAAAGTTTTCCCATAGAATCTGGAGCTCCAAGATTCTATGGAACATTGTAAGATCGTAAGATTA